CCTTACTTGCTTAACAGTAAATGGGACGTCAGGCAACGTAGGGATTGGCACTACGACGCCTCGTCAAGCCCTCACTTTTGGCGGCCTGGTTTCGACATCTACCGCAACACCTGACTGTATTGACCTTGGCGCAACTTATACCTCTACTTCGGCATCTACCAACTTAAAGCTAAAACTGTACATTGATAGTTCTGGTAACACATACGGATTCACTACTAATGGAAATAGTGAGCTTGAGTATTATGCAGGAACTGTGTCATCTCCCGGAAACCACGTATTTCTTACTGGGGGATCCGAACGCGCCCGCATCACATCAAGTGGGCAGCTTTTAGTTGGCACGTCTACTGCGCGTGGAAACTTCTACAACAGCACTGGAGTCACGACACCGCAACTGCAGGTTGAAGGCACAACATACAGCAATTCTTCGCTCTGTCTGGTTAATAACAACACAAGCACAAATGGCGGCTTCCCCATGCTTGTCATGGCTAAGTCTGCTGGTTCTTCCGTTGGCTCTAATACTGCTGTATCCGACGGGCATGTTCTTGGCCAAATTACCTTTCAAGGTAATGACGGGACCGAGTTTGTCGGTGGCGCTGACATCACTGCTTATGTTGATGGCACCAGTGGCGCGAATGACCTTCCAACTCGCTTAGTGTTCTCCACTACCGCCGATGGAGCGAGCAGCCCGACGGAGCGGATGAGGATTACAAATGCAGGAAATGTAACTATTGGCACCGATGGAACCACTTTGATTTTCAATCAAACGTCCGTTACAGGTGCGGTAATTGAAAGAACAGGCGCCATCCAATTAGCGCGGTCTGGCGATCAATCTCTGCTAATTAACAGAATTTCTGACGATGGAACACTTGTAAGTTTTTATCAGGACGGAACAGTTGAAGGCACAATTTCTGTTTCAGGAAGTACAGTTGGCTACAACGGTGCTCACTTAAGTCGCTGGTCCCAGCTTCCTGGTGGTGCTGAACGCAAAGAGATCCTGCGTGGCACCGTGCTGAGCAACATCGATGAGATGTGCGCTTGGGGCGAGGAAGATAACGAACAGCTTAACCGCATGAAGGTGAGCGACGTTGAAGGCGACCCCAATGTGGCTGGCGTCTTTCAAGCCTGGGACGACGATGACGACACCTACACTGATGACTTCTACTGCGCAATGACGGGTGACTTCATCATTCGAATTGCTGAAGGCGTCACGGTTCAACGTGGTGACCTGCTGATGTCCACTGGTGATGGCACCGCCAAGCCTCAGGACGACGACATCATCCGCAGCAAGACCATCGCCAAGGTAACTTCAAATCACATCACCTGCACCTATGACGATGGCAGCTACTGCGTGCCTTGCGTGCTGATGGCTTGCTAGAGCCAGTAACCCTACTCGTTAAAACGTCTGGGGCGGCTACACAGTCGCCCTTTTTGCTGTAATGTGGTAGGGCAGCGGTGCGTCAACACCCTGCCCCGTGGCCACAGTTCCCTAGAAACCATGACCCAAGAAGATTACACGCCCGAGCTTGAGATCCCGCTCGCACTGGCAGACCAGTGGGATGAAATGCTCAAAACAAAAGGCAGGTGCGCCACCTATTGGGAGATCGCCAACTGGGGGTATCAGCAGCACGAAAAGGCGCTGCTCGACGCGATGCACGCCGTAGTGCCGCAGCCTTACGAACCAGAAGCTGAGTAACCATTACCACTTCTATGTCTGAACTTTCACCCGCCGCGCAGGCTGTATGGAACGCCGCTTACAACACTCCAGAGGACTGCTCATACGAGCACGACCTTGCCGCCGCTCTGCGAGCTGCTGCGGATCAAGTGGCGCCTCTTGGTTATGAGGACGTGTGGACTGATGGACGAATACTTCAGTACGAAAAGCGCGATCCCGTCCGTGAAAAACTCCTCGCCATCGCTGACGAGCTTGAAGCCCAGTAGTCACCTTCACTAAGGGGTTGGCAGCCGACCCTTCCCAACTGGCTGCAACACGACTACTCTGGTACCACTGCCACTATTTTCATGGCTGACACTGTATTTACTTGGGCGATTGCCAACCTCGAACGCGAAACCGAGGACGGTTTTGTTTTTACCGCCCACTACACCATCAACGCCAACGACGGCACCTATTCCAGCGGTGCTTACGGCAGCATCGGTTTTCAACGCCCTGACAACCTGATCCCCTACGCCGACCTCACCGAAGACACCGTGATCAGCTGGGTCAAAGAAGCCCTTGGCGGCGACGAAAAGGTCGCTGAAATTGAAGCCGCCCTGCAAGCTCAAATCAACGAACAGCGCTCGCCGTCAAAAGCTGCTGGCGTGCCTTGGGCTAACTGATGGCAACAAAAGCAAAAACCGGAACAGGGCGACTGGAACACCAAGCCGGTCGCCCCAAAACCACAAGTCAGGGTTATGGGCAGCACAGTCGCCCACGCCGTCGCGGCAAGAAAAAACTTGTCGGTCAGGGACGCTAACCTAATTAGGTAGCTATTGCCGCCATGATTGAAGTTGTAGCCGCCATCGCTGGCGCATCAATTTCCGTGGCGGCTATGGGCGCAATGGGCTTTAGCAGGCGTAGCGACGAAGCACGCGACGCAGTAATCCGCCTAACAAGTGCCGTGGAACACATCGCCACGCAACTTGAAGTACTCCACACCGACATAAAGGAAGACCGAAAAGAAACCTTCACGCGCTTAAATACAGTCGAACAACGCGTAACAAAACTGGAAGCGAAATCCTAATGAGCGTCATCAACACCACTGACTACGGCAACGGCTTCAGCCTGGACCAACTGGAAAACGAACGCGGCGAGCTGTATTACCGCGCGTGCAAAAACAGCATCTGCCGTTACGCCGAAGACCACTACATCGCAATGATGTACCTCGAAGGCATGGGCTGGGACCCTAAGCAACAAGCCCCTCAGTAATCCACGCAATAATCGCATCCTCCCGATGCGGCTCCCAAAACGGCTGGTTTCTGTACCACTCCAGCCAATCCTCTGCCGACTTCGAGATATTGCACGCAAAGCAGCACGCCACCAAATTCTGCTGGTGCGTATGCCCCCCTCGAAATTTCGGATGCACGTGATCAAGGGTCGCAGAACGCCCCAGATCTACGCCGCAATATGCGCAGGCGTTATCCCAATGGTTAAGAATTGATTGCCTAAACCTTGCCTTTGCTTCTTTTTTGTTTAAGTATTCGCCATCCTCAATGCGATGGTCCATACCCAGCAGTGGCTACCTGAAATGTAGCGACAGAAACTATTACGTGCGCCGAAACTCTTATCTACTACAGCTAAACTTCAGTAAATCTCTTGGATCTGCATGACCGAACAGCATGTGGCCATCATCGCCATCATCGTTGCCGCTGGTTCCGAAATCATCGGCATGAGCAACTTGCGCTCCAACAGCTGGATACAGCTTGTTCTTCAGGCATTGCGTCTTGCCTTCCCAAAAAAGCGCCGCTAATACCCCTCGTGGAGCCTTGTCATGACGACTAACAAAATCCGTCTTAACGACCTGTTTCGTTTTTACAAGGCTCTGCCCCACCAAATGGCGGCAGTTACAGAGCTGGAGCAGGCAATCAACAAGGCAAATCCCCACATCTTGGGCCGCGACCAAGGCTGGTTCAAAACCTGGAGCGTTGCCGGCAAACAGACCCAATTCCCCAACAGCTGGGAAGGAGTCCTAGAAGCCGCCCGTGTCGCTGGCGCCAAATTCCCGGAACTAGTAGCCGCCCAATGGGCACTGGAATCCAACTACGGAAAACTAGTCTCAGGCAGAAACAACTTTTTCGGCCTCAAAGGTGAAGGCAGCGACAAAAAAACCCAGGAATTTATTAACGGCCAGTGGATCACAATCACTGACAGTTTCATCGACTTTCCGGATCTTCTGTCCTGCGTTATCTATCTAGTCGATCACTGGTACAAAGACTATAAAAACTACAAAGGTTGCAACAACGCCGCTACACGCGAAGAAGCTGCAAAGTGGCTTCATAAAGAAGGTTACGCAACCGACCCCAACTACCCAGGAAAGCTGATCCAGCTCATGGAACAGCACGCAGGAGCTAAACCTGTCGTCCCACCCAATCAAAAGCTACTCAAAGTTCCCTACGAATACCAGCTTGGATCAGATGACGGCCCCCGTGGCTGGCGCCAGTGCTTCAGCTCCAGCTGTGCAATGGTGGCCCGCTACTACGGAAAAGTAAACGGAGACTACGAGTACAACGCTTTGCGTGCCCGTTTCGGCGATACAACCGACCCCAAAGCACAGATCGCCGCCCTCAAAGCATTGGGACTAACCGCCACCTTCGAAATGGACGGCACAGTCGAAGACTTAGAAGCGGAGATAGCCAACGGATATCCAGTTCCAGTCGGCTGGCTCCACAAAGGCCCCGTAAGTAATCCAAGTGGTACAGGCCACTGGACTGTTGTTGTTGGATACACCCCCACCCATTTCATCCATAACGATCCTTTTGGTGAGGCCGACCTTATTAACGGCGGCTACGTCAGCAACAAGGGTGGAGCCGGCATCGCCTACTCCAGAAAGAACTGGCTGCCTCGCTGGCTCATCGAAGGCACCGACACCGGCTGGTTCTTCAGAATCCGCAAAGGTTAGCCATGCGCCCCATCGAGCACACCCCCGAGTCCAGCTTCCACAAAGCAGCCACGGACCAGTGGTTAGTCAGCCTGTTCAACAAACAGGATTACCGCGGCCTCCTTGAAGCCGCCCTTGTCCTGAACACGCTCCACCAGCTGGAACGCACAAAATCGGCCTGGGCTATCCGCGAAGCCGCAGACAACCTGGCCGATCAGTTTGGGATGGACCGCGACTCCGCCTAATTGACGGTGTACTTGCGATAAAGCCCGGTATAAGTGCTGTGAAGCGGGTGATCCTTTTGGTCCCGCCCGTCCCAGAGGTAGAGCTTATCCAAAAGGTCTGCTCTGTTCTGGTCGACAATGACCTCACCCCACGACTGGCGTGCCCACTCAGCGATCTGCTGACTCATTCCTTTTCTCCACGAGTTTGAGACGCCTGCGGGCCGTTTCACGCGGCCCATTCTTGGCACGAGCCAGCTTAGGTTTTTTCGCCGCCGCTGTCGGCACCTCCACCTTGCAATTCGGGTAGCGGTTCTGCGCGAACTCAATCGCCTGCTGGAGCGACTCAGCCCGCACCAAATCCCGCATAGCCCCTTGCCCCGGCAACCAGATCTTCAGCTCGAACAGCTGAGCCTTGTCTGAACTGGTACGCGAGCGCCCCTCACCGAGCCTCAGTTCGGGGTCCTGCTGTTCCTGGAACGGTACTACTTCCATGATTGGGGATACGCGGGTTCATCAACGCTATGCACAGCAGCGTTGCAGTTACAAGACTGAGCAACAGTTCGCGCCGCAGCGACAGCCCGCTCATACGTGACCCACGAGGATGCGTCCTCCTTGGATCGGGTGAAACCAATCCCTTTACCAGAATCGTAAACCGCCGTAACCCAGCGATCCTCGACCATGACGACATAACGCGTCATTGCTCTCAAGTGACTACTGTGTAAGACTACAGCCTATGCGCTCCCGCTGTCGGTATATCACAAAACACAACTGAGTCTCATGCGTCAGTTTCTGACACTTTGCCCTCTTGCTTGGAGCGCATCCGCCCCTCAACCCGCCGCTTCACCGATTCTTTCCAGGCATCCTCGTCGGCTTTTCTAGCTGCCTCGTAATGCTCAGGCATAGCCTTCTCAAGAGCTACGTAAACCATGTCACGTAAAACGGCTGTCACTTTGCGGTTTTCGGCCTTTGCAAGCCCCTCAGCCAGCCGGTAACGATGCGGATCCAAAAGCAGCTGGCAGTAGTACTTGTTTCCGTGGTTCAGGGGCATGGCCTGCGGTCTAGTCTGCTACACAATAGCATACTGCGTCACAGTAGTCTCACCACCGCACATCGTCATCCACCCTCTTCCGCCAAGCATTAGCTTGCGCCACCCGCGCCCCACCCCTCTGCTTGGCGCACCCCTTCCGTACATCCCGCGCCCACTCCAAAAAAGCCGCAGCCCGCTGCAAATCCGCCGTCTTCGCCGCACGAATCTCCCGCATCAACCACTCCATCACCAACTCTCTTCCCGTGCGGGCGCGACTCATGAGACACAATCTGAGACTCGCATGACCGACTGGGGCCGATGCTCAGGACAAAGCTCCAGTGCCTTCATCCGTGCGGTGAAAGCATCTGGAGCAACGATGAACAGATCGTGAGTACCGCCGTGACGCGTGTGCATCCGAACGCGGTACTCAAAATCTTCCTGGGTCACTTGGCCTCTTGCCAGCTATCCCCGACCTTAGCTTCAGCAAGCGGTGGAATATCACCCAACCAACGAGCTTCAGCTTCCTCCATCACGGTTTGCAGCTGGAGCGCCCAAACATCTGCGTGCTCTTCGCGGACGAGCAAGATGATTTCGTCATGCACCACGCCGGCCAAACGCACCACGTCCTCCCCATCGGCGTGGAGTAAAGGCCACAATTTGCCAAGCGTAAGTTTGAGGACTGCTGCACCGGCTCCTTGGATGGGGGTGTTGCAGCGGGTGGTGAGCTTGTTGTGCTCACCCGGTAAAAACCGCCGCAAGCCCGAGATGCGTATGCGGATAGATGGATTGTCCTTAGCCGCATCAGCAGCGCGAGCATTCTGCTGCTGCCATTTGGAGATGCCTTTATATGCAGCATGGAACTTTTCCCGCACCTCCGCCGCCTCATCAAGATCCATCTGGATTCCGGTCGAAGCCGCATAGTTTCTGAGTCCTTTTGCGCCGCTTCCGTATAACAATCCGAAGTTTGCAGACTTAGCGATTTGCCGCTGTTCCTTCGTAACCTCATCTGGCTCTACCCCATAAATCTGCGTCGCCGTCATCGTATGAAGGTCCTGCCCCTGTTGGAACACCTCGGTCATTAAGGGATCCTGTGCTTCTGCCGCCGCAAGCCGCAGCTCCATCTGCCCGTAGTCCGCAACAACCAATTTCCAACCAGTCGGCGCCTGAACCGCAGCCCTAAACCGTGGATCCCTCGGTACCTGCTGCAAGTTCGGCGAAATACACGACATGCGCCCCGTATCAGCGCCAAGCTGCATATAACTGGCACGAATAAACCCATCCGCCGAATAGTTCTTCAGCAAAGTTTCAGCCATCTGCCTACGCTTCTCCACTTTTTTCCACCGCAAATAATCAGCAACAACTTTATGGTCACCAACGTATTCCTGAAGCGCAGATTTACTGGCACTCGGCTTACCGTTCTTCATGTCCATCGGCGGCTCACCAAGCAAAGCGGTGAACTTCTTGAGTAACTGCGCAGGACTGTTCAGGTTAAAAACACTCGGGTCTGGCTTCTTACCTTTTGGCCCCGGCTTCGTCTGATACAACAACTTCCCATCAAGCCCCCGGCACAACTTGTGTTCCGGAGGAAGAGCAGCATCAAAATCTTCGATAAACTGCTCGCCTACTTCAACGTTTTCAATATCTAAATCCTCAATTAGCTGTTCCAATGCCTGTTTGTTAAACGGCAGGCCGGTGCGCCAAAGTTGCGCCATTGCCGGAAGCGCCTTGCACTCAAGCTCCCAAGCAGGCATCAACGCACCAGTCGCCATCCGCTTTGTGATCTGCTCCCATAGCTGGGTCAGCACCACCACGTCCTTAGCCGCATATTCGATCTGCTCCACGCGCAGATCACCCGACCAATCGCTCTTCTGCTCTTCCTTGGAAATCTCTTGGCCCAGGTAGCGATGCACACCGTGCTGGAGCCCATGCTTCAAGTTAGGCAGCCCATTCGTCAGGATCCGACTGGCCAACATCGAGCAAAAAACCTTTCCTTCCGGATAAATTTCATGTTCTTGAAGCCAGCCAAGATCAAAAACAGCATTGTGCGCCAGCCATTTCCGTGGAACGCTGCAGAACTCTTCGAGCGTGATCCAGTCCTCGTCGCTGAAGCCCCAGCAATCCAGCACCACTGGAAACTTTCCGAAAGTCGCCAGCTGCAAAAGGCGAAGACCACCAAACTTCGGCTGAAGCCCGGTGGTCTCAACGTCGAACGCAACGAAATCTGCACCATCGAGCGTGGAAAGGTGCTCGATGCCTTGGAGGATTGTCATGCCTGGTAGGGCGTTTACCCTACTACTCTAGCAGACTGTCAACCTCCCTAGCGGAGCAAAGCACCGCCGCCGCGAGTGTCCCACCCTCGGGAAACCCAAGCAAGCACCGTGCCTTCCAATGTATGCAGTTCTTGCATGGGCCGCCGTCAGGCTGAGGCTTGTACCCCCGACGCAGCCGTTCCATCCGCTCCTCTTCCCGCCCAGCCGGACTGGTGCGATAACACTTCATGCAAAGCACCGGGTTTGTGGTCTGCGTACCACAGCCTTGGCACGCCCTGCTGTTGATCGTGATGGCCATTACTCATCAACTTGATAAAAAGAACATTGGATAGCAAAAGTCCCGCCTGCCTCTGGAATATCCAAGCCGCACCGCTTTTGCCACCAGTGCGCACAATCTTGGCAAGTGATTTTTGTGCTGCGAATCGTAGGCACAGCCCCTAAAGCTTTAACTTGCGCAGCTCGCCGTGGAAGTTCCGGCCACAAATCTTTGTACGACCGCCCTGTCCTGATCTGACTAACCGACTGGGGCACTACCCCCAAAAGCCGCGCCAGTGCAACGTTGTCACGCTTATCCGTAAGGACCAGCTTGACCTCTTCAGGCGTCAACTTCCTAGTCTCTAGCGGCTGGTTATCCGACTTGTGCGTTGGAACAACTTCCCGCTTGAGCTTCTTGTCGTAGTAAACATTCCACTTGTATCCGCAGCACTTACAGCGAAAGCGGTACGAGCGAATCGTCGACCCATTCCTCCAGTTGTACGTGTTTACAATTTTGCGAAAACTGTGCGTGCAGTAATTAGTCATTTCAGTGTTTTAAGAGTTTTGGTACGGCTCCGTGGCCAAAGTGTTGATCAAACGGTTCAAATACCAACGGGCTTTGCGAAAATCCTCGTAAGGATCTTTTTTAAGCCACGCCCGACTGACGTATTTAATGACCTGCCACTGCAGACCACCAACGACAGCATCTGGAGCGTGCTTTACCCAATCCTCAATTACGTCGATCACCTCGACGCTTCCAGCCGTGTAATGGCTGGGCTGATTCACTGGATCACTCATCCTTTAGAACCCTGAACAGCAGTGTCGCCTTGATAGCGACCAGTAACGGAGTAACTTTTGCCGGGCAGCATCGACATCTTGTGGAACACAATCTGCGCGATGCGCATACCCGGCCACAGCGGAACAGCGTGCATGGACCTAGCGTTTTGCAGTTCCAGCGTTAGCCGCCCCTTGTACCCAGGGTCGATGTACCCGGCGAGCAGATGCTCAATCCCTTCCCTGGCACGACTCGACTTCAGCGCCAGCTGCCCAGCAACGCAGTCAGGCAAATCGAACTCCTCGATCGTTTCGGCAAGCACGAACTCATGCGGCTGGAGCATGAACGGCTTTTCCTGCGTGCGGCCAGCAATGCTGAAAGGAAGTAACGCAGGCACTTGCGGCATCTCTACCAACAGATTCTCACCAAGTCTCACATCGAGACTGGCCGGATTCACCAACTCTTGAAGAAACGGCGAGACCAAGCCCCGCCGCGCCAAGTTGTGAATTTCGTGATCACAGAGGATCATCAGTCAGCCACCACAACCGGAGTGGGCTGCTGGAGCGTCACGTGCTTCCAAGTCTTGTTCCACTTGATGCAGTTGATCGTGGTGACGTGAACGCCAAACTCACGAGCAATTTTTGCGACAGACTTCCCCCCATCAGCGAGTTGGCGCTTAATTTCCAACACCTTGGGCTCCGTCAACACCGCGTGCCCACGCTTGCCCTTGCGGCTGGACTTACGAGTCTTACTTTGAGACTGGGCTTTTTGTACGGACGTTGCCCGGACAATTTTCTCACCAGCAGGCAGGGGAATGGTCTGTTTGGGCTTGGTCAGATCCAGCTGCACGTGCTGGGACGTCTCCAATGCAAAGCGTGCTGCTTCAAGTGCTTTAGAGATCTGATCGAACTGGGATTCAGAGAGGACGTACATGCTCATGGGTAAGAACGTGTGCAGTGTAGTAGGGGATGGTCAGTTTTGAAGCTCCAGCTTGATGGCAGCCTGGAAATAGCCCGCCACCTTCAGACGGCGGTAAACAGAACCGCCCTCCTCGCTTTGCTTGTTCTCAATGCCGTCGTAATCACGACGAGCTTCCTCCAGGGAAGCCATGGTCTCGATATTGAGCATGTTCAGCTCGCTATCGGACAGCTCGGACAACTTATCGAGGTACACCAGCTTCCCGCCCAGCAGATAGGAGCGGTAGAAGGGCACCATTGAAGCTTCAGTCATGCAAAAAAGTTCGGATCCTGTTGGCGCAAGCGGGTGAGATCCGTGAGTCTCAACTTGAGAATCTCGTGGATCGCCAGCTGCGCCAGCTTAGTGGAGTTGATTGTGTCACTCGTGGCAAAGACGTAAATCAGGTGGCGATAAAGCTGGGTCAAGGTGCGAACCCGGACCCAGTGCGTATCCCCCGGTATGGGCTCTAGACCTACTTCCCAGTCGTCGTAGTCGTCTTGGTTACGTAGGTCACGAGCTTCAGACGTCCCAATCAGACGTGTCGAGTGGAGTCCAGTCGTCGACCCGATCTGTGAGCATGGCCCTGAGTTCGGCATCTGTAGCTGGAATCAAGTCTTCATCTGAAAAGTAGAGGGTGCCTCGGCACAAGGCAGGCCCCCACTCCGCTGGCTCGAAAGCGGTCTGCGCATAGCGCACCACCATGTCGTCAACAACGGCATCGACCACAAGATGGTCGCCTTCAAATCGCAGCTCCTCAATGCTCTGTACCTGGCTCACTTGACCTCCTGTGCAGTTTCGTCGGGAAGCAGGGAATCCATCCACTGGTCCCAGGACATTTTGAGGAACTGCTCCAGCTCGACCAGCTTTTCGACCTGCTTCTCCTCGTAGCTGGTGTTCAGACCGAGCCCCTTGTAACGGGTGATCTGCAACTGGAGCGAGTGCTTGGCCCAGCCCACGGCGTAGTACCAGGGGCTGAGGTCTGTGTTGGCAACTTTGGCTTGGAATGGTTCGTGCATTGTTAATCAGTAATGGAGGGCTCGCCTTGGCGGGCTTGCCCTTAGTGTTGCACACAAGCCGCCCAAGCGCAAGGCCGAGCTGTCGCTTTTCTTCACAACCGCGAAAGCGGACTGGGGCTAGCTACGCTTTTGGCCCTAGACCTTTTTTGAGGGATCTAGGCGGTCCAGTAGCAGCCGGCTGCGGGAAACAAGGTGGACACCGCGCGAGGACCCACCACCGGCTACCCCTATTCATCGCTCCTGTAGTAGGGGTCGAACAGCTCCCTTTCGTGCTGTTCGTAGCCCCACTGGGCAGCGCACCTAGCGACGTACATCTCCTCGGGGCTCACTTCGCCGAGATCACCGCCGTAATACTCCAGTAACCACTGCCGTACCAGCTCAGTCGATGGGGTGATGGGATGTTGTGTCATTACATAAAAGTTTTTATGTTAGGTACGTAAGCTAGTCGTACCAGTGGATTTGGAGTTGATGGCCCAAGCGTGAGACGCCTCAAGGACGCACAGGGGCTTGGGCTCTATCAGCCCGATGCTAGGCAGAGCGGGAACTTTTCTATTGTTGCACACCTAAGGCTTCTGGCTCGTACTGCGTGAGCACGCAGACGTCAGCGCCTTGGCGAAGTGCAGTCCCAACGATGTAGTGGAACTGTTTCGGGGCGTCATCCGACTCCTCGATCTGGTACTCCTCCACCTCGTAAGCCACGCCTTTGCGGTACCAGGAGACCCGGACCACGGCGAGCAGCTCGTAGGGAATGTCGCCGACGGTGTACCCCAGGGTGGGCTTCCTGGGGCGCTTCGGCTGGGGCGGTTCCGGCTTCACGGGATCTCTCCAAAACACCCACGCGGCAAACCGCATGAGCCCTAGGAAAAAGTTAGGCGGGGTGAAATGTCCCATCAGTCCCACAGCCGTGCGGCTTCCTGCATCAGCTGCTCCAGCTCTTCAGGAGTGCGTTCTTCCCTTGGGGAGGGTTCAAAAATCTGTCCCGTTATGCCAGATCCATTGGTATGACTGGGAAGTAAATCGGGACACGGGGTAGGGCTGTCCTCTTTTGCTCCAGTCTCCTCATCAAAAGAGGACACGCTTAGGGGCTGTCCTTTTTTACTTCCCAGTCCCTGACTGGGTTTTCCTAATTCAGGACACTTATTCACACACATATCACGCGAGAGAACAGCCTGGTACAAATTGGAAGGTCTGGCACCTGTGGAGGTCTGACCAACCACCTCAACCAAGCCCCTCGAAGCGAGCCTCTGGAGCGCCTTGCCGATAGCGGCCACACTTCCACCGCAAAGCGCGTCCGCAGCCAGGTCAGAGCGGCTCAGAGAGCGCGGATACGCAGCCCTAAGGCGCTGGAGCACCCTGTCCACGATGGAAGCCGGACTGGCGCTGTCGGTATCCAGCTCCACGTAGTCCGCCAGCGAGAACGTCAGGTCGCTTTCGAGCTTCATCAGCAGCTTGGAACCATCCCGCCCCGCCCTGGACTTCTCCACGGTGATGAGGCGAGCGTTGTAGCCGGTCTGCTCGACCTGCTTTTTGTCCGGCCGCCGCAGCCCCCACACCTCATCCACAGCGTCCCGAATGGCCGTGGAGCCCCGGAACCCACCGGTCTTGTTGGCGTGGTGGATCAGCAGGATCGTGCACGCCGGAAACATGCGCCCGTTGTTGTTCGCCAGCCAGTAGATCGGGCTCGCAAACTCTTTCTTGTTTTCGTCGAACGCCGACCCCCTGCTGCAGCCCGTGATCGAGTCGATGATCACGAGCTTCGGCTGGTGCTTCTCGATCAGCTTGACGAAGCGGTAGTACCAGTTCAGATCCCACCCCATCACCACCGTCACCGGATCCGACGACTGGAACTCCAGATCCCTTAGCTGCTGCTGAACCTGCACCTCGGACTGATCGCCATTCAGGATCAGCACAGGTCCAGCTTCCACTGGAACAAGATCGCCCCGCACGGAGAACGGAATCCCCCGCGCCACGTGTTTGGCAATGGTCCACGCGGACATGGATTTGCCATCACCACCAGCGCCGTGGATCATCACGGTCCCAGGGCATGGCAGGAGATCCGGGATCAGGTACTCGAACTTCAAATCCTTGTTCAGCAGGTTGCTCATCGCCATCTCGTCATCTTGCTGCTCGAACTGCATTTGAGCGATCAGCAACCGCTCCAGCGCCCCCGCGTCCCGATAACCGCCTTCTAACGCCAGCACATTCATGGCATGGGCAGCTTCCGCCGGGTTTTGAATCTGCTGGATCTCCTTCGCCCGCTTAATCAGTTCAGGAAAGCTGATCTGTACCTGCCTAATCCTGAGGATGTTGTCGGCTTCGACCTTCTCAACAACCTTCCGCAGATCCTCCGAAAGCCACATTCGAGCAGGCAACTGCTGGTCCGCCATCCAAAACAGCGTTCCGAGGCTTACAGGCCCCTTCCGAAAGGACTTCCAAACGTCCTCACAGGGATTGCCCTCAGACCATTCCTGCGAAAACTCCGGATCTTCTGCCGACCAAGCGGACCACAGCGTCAAACCAAGGTCAGTCGGCAACTCCGAGTGGATCGCCATGCCCACCTTGATCCAGTGGTCCCGGCTACCGCTGCCTTGACCCGGAATGACCTTCAGGGCCGACTGAATGATCTCAGCCACCTCAGCTGGATCCCGATCCGAGAAATCCAGCGCCCGGCGGTTCTTGATAAACCCGCCGTCCTGGATCTCCTTCCCGGCGTGATCCCGCATCTCCGCCAGCAACCACTCAGGGGCGTCAGGAATCGCCTCCAGGTCGCCTTCAAAGCCGTAGTAGCCCTCTGGCGCCTTCCCATCACTGGAGCCCGGATAAGCCCCGTAGATGACGCCCTGACGGCCCCAGAGCACCTCGTACCCAGCGCCGGTATCCGACAGCCCAAAACCCTTCACCGAGCCCCACAGGGCCTCAGGAACGCGGAACAGGTACTTCGCCGCATTCGCCTTAGTCGACGTAACGACTGGAGCACCCTCCAGCGACTCACCCCACTTTTTCTTGAGACGGCTGAGATTGCGATCCACATCGAGAATCACGAGTCCCATGCTGCGACCGCCTGTAAAGACGCCCACCGCCTGGAACACATCCGGCTTCCGCTCGATCTGGAGCGCCACATCCGACGGCGCCATCACCTGATGGTGACTGCGCTCTAGCGGGGTCTTGCCCTTCGAGATTTTCCCGGACTGGATCGCGTACTTCTTGGCGTAAATCGGCGCATACGCCATCCCAACAGGCAGCTGGCGCACAAAAGCCAGCAAATCCTGCGTCTTACTTTGCGACATGTTAGAGTCTCACATGAGAATGGAATCCACGGCCCCGCAGCTCCCGCTGTAGGGCCGTTTTTTCATGGTAGCCAAGGGGTCAAGCAGGTGTTACTGTGTAAGGCGTTGGCACTCCTGCCGACCACACCAAACACCTAGACCATGGCATTTCTCAGCAAAACCGCCTCAGCAGCAGTCACCTCCAACAGCACCGGCGGCGGCTACCTCAGCCTTTCAAAACTCCCCGATGGTGGCTCCGTCCGCTTCGCCCTACTCACTGACGAACCTCTGGAGTTCTACGAGTGCTGGGGCGCCGCCAATGGCGTCAACAAGCCCTTCCGCTTCGACTTCGAGCCCACCTATGAGGACGTGGTTGCCGAAATGGGCGACTTCGAGCCCCGCGAAGGCCGCGGCGGCCCTGGAACAGCAGATGTGAAGTTCGCTATCGCCTGCCCGGTCTACAACTACGAGTCCGGCAAAGTCCAAGTCCTGCAAATCACGCAAAAGTCGATCCTCAAGGAAATCGACCAGATCTCCCAGATGGAGGACTACGCCGAACTGCTGGAGTGGGACTTCACCATCGGTAAAAAGGGCAGCGGCCTTACCACCGAGTACACCGTCCGCCCGGTCCCCCGCAAAAAAGGCAGCCAAGAGCACATCGACGCCGCCTGGATCGAGGCAAAGGCTGAAAGCTTCGACATCACCCGCCTACTGACCGGCGGCAACCCCTTCAAGGCAAACTGATCAAACTTAAATTTTTAACGCCCCCTTTTTAGGGGGCTTTTTAATCATGCACTCCTCCTGGAAAAAAGCGGTTGAAAAATCAATCGTGTATAAGAAGCTGGCTGATAAATATCAGTCACCCAAAGGTTACGCTCCCTGGAATGACGTAGTACGACTGTTTAGTATTGCGGGTAATCCAGAGAACCTACGTCATATACAACGTTCATTCGGTTTAAATGAAGAGACGAAGCCAGTGCTTGAGTGTGGTGTCGGAGCTATAACAGCCGCCACTCTCGATGCTCCCGCTATTTACGTTGAGCGTAATTTAACTGAGGCCATACTCTGCACAGAAGTCAGTGCCATGGAGCCACCTGAATTAGTTTTACCGGCGTTTTTTATTTGTTTACCTTGTAACACTTTGTTTGACGACGAAGGAGAGGAAATTACTAGTTTGTTAGTATTAGTACAGAAAACGTATTTGCGGTATGCGCTAGCAATGTCAGATGCGTCTTTATACCATAAAGCTAATATAATCGACAGAGAAGTAGATCATAAAAATTTGAACAATCTCCGTGTTTATGCTTACACATCAAAGAAGGCTATTGTATCAATTACACACGGCTGGGACACCAGCACAGTGTCTGAAGACGACACATCACCTATTGCGTATCCTCCTTTTGGAGGTGATGCGGTGGATACAGTCGCGTTTAGACAGGCCACATCAGCAATGATGAGAATAGTTAAAAATGTAATTCTAATATATAATTACCAGAAAAATTACATAGAAACAATCCCTACAAAAACAAGTGGTTTAGGGTTTACTAAAGAGAAAAAAGGTAAAAAACGTAATACTTTACCTGTAACTTTACTAGGTCGAAACTTTTTACTTCTTAAAGAATCCTGTAAGTCTCAACAAACATCGCCAAAAGGCGGAACAGTCCGCCCACATTGGAGAAAAGGGCACTGGCACACCGTTTTGACAGGTGCCGGGCGCAAAGAGCGCAAACTCCGCTGGTTCCAGCCCGTATACGTCAACCCAACGCTTGACACATGACGTAGAATCCTAGTGGGAAAGAGTATCTACGTGGCCTCCAATACGCAAGACACACTGGCATCACTGCGTAAATGGAGGCTGGAACAAGACAATTCCGGCCCCTTCCGGGTCTACCGGGACATTAACGGCAACATCTACCATAGTGTTACACACATCCTAAAGGAAACAAGCGACAAAACCGGACTGGAACGCTGGGAAGCCCGCCTGGGACCGGTCGAGGCAAGCTGCCAGCGGAATGTTGCAGCAACCCGAGGCAACATGGCCCACGGCCAGGCGGAGTATCTCCTTAAAACCGCCATGCAGCTGGCGCGTTCCACTGCAAACAAGCGCAACTCCATCCGCTGGGACGAGCGTGGATTGGCTCGGATTCCCTCGCCAATCACGCAATGGGCATTAAACAGGGTCCGCCCCAATGTCCCCAGGGTTGGCTGGAGCGCATCCGGCTACGCCCGAGGTTTATCCGATTGGATCGCCGAAAACGTCACCGAAATTTTTGCCAGCGAATTTTCCATTCACCACCCGGCAGGCTTTGCTGGCACCTGTGACGCCTTGGTGGGCCTCAAGAATAACGAGCTGGTACTAGCGGACTGGAAGACCAGCGTGGGCCGCAAAACCAAGACCGACGAAGACGGCCTGGAACGCCTCCCGCCAGGCCATTCATATATTGACCAGTGCGGCGCCTACAGCCTCGGGCTTAGCCACCTCACCGGACTAAAGCCAACTGGAGCAGCCATCGTGTTGGCACGCCGCTGCGGCGCCCCCAACATTCACTACATGACACGAGCCGAACTAGACGAGGCTGAAAACGCATTCATGGCTCGGGTGGAGCTTTACTTCGACCAGCTCCAAAACGCCATTCATGTCTCGGCCTAACGGCCTCGACGAAAGCCCATTCATGGCTGGAACGCCATTCATAATCGCCATTCATGTATTGTTACGGCCATTCATAGGCCCAATACTTGGTACGTATTGGGGATGTTGCCGATACTTGTGCGTTTGCACTGGTACTCAGCCCTTGGGGCTTCGCACGGTGTGTCTCATGAGTCTCACTGAGAATGGGAATGAGAACCATTCTCAAGCCAAGGCACAAAAAAGGCTCCCGTGGTGGGAGCCGGATTGGAGCGCTAGTGGATCGTGACGGTAGCGGTTCCGTTGATTGGAACTCCCAACCTGTAGGCAGCCCCGGCAGAAAGATCAACGGATCCGCACTCGCAACGGTCTGTGATTGGAACCGTTAGCACTCTGCCGCGGTGCTCAACACGCAAGCGGGTGCCGCATGGCAAAAAGGGATGCGCCGCGCTGATTCCCCAGTGTTGGTACGTTTGCCCACAAGCGGTTTGTCGTCCGTGGTAGTAGGGGTGATATACCGTGGCCGTAACTTGCCTGGCGTCTACTGGCGCATGGATGGCCGCCAGCAACCACAAAAGGGTAAGCCGCTTCATGCTGCCCCCTTGCGTGAGGGTTGGCGCTTGCCCGCATCAATACGCGTCTTGCGTGGCGCACCTTTACTGGCACGGGTCCTAGTGGCTGGCGCCTTAGGCGGTTCCGGTGTGCGCGGAAAAATTCCCGTAGCTTGTGGAAAAAGTTCTGCGGGTATGTCGGCTCCACCAGTAAGGCGCTGGCAGTCTCGCCAATAAGGCACCAGCTCCCGCCAGAGCTGGAGGGGGCCCTCCTTGCCGTGGGCTGATTGGAGCGCCAGCAGATCGGCCCAATCCGAAGCTTCAATGGTGGAGCGCTCTACCGCCCATCGCAGGTCGCGTAAGTGGCGCTTTTCTAGGCGCAACTGTTCGCGTTCAGCCTCCCGGGCATCTGCGCGGTCTCTTTGACTGGTGAACATAGGCTCGGTGTGCCGTACCCTGCGACATTAGCGCAGCGGTCAACCCTTGCCAGCTGGCTCTGATGTAGTATTGTGGGCGAGCACACCAAGGCATACCCTGCCATGCAAACCACCACACCCAAAGCCAGCCCCGCGCTGTTGGATCGCATCGGACGGCTGGAGATTTGCTCCGGTCACTGGGTTCTGATCCGAGACGGCGAACCCGAGACGGATTGTTCCCACCAGTGGCACCACACACCGGAGCGCCACCTAGAAACCTGCCTAGCTGAGCGCTGGCGCTATGTCTCCCTTGGCTTTGTTCCTTCCTATTGCGGCTGGAGTGACTACGCGAGCACCGGGCTAGTGGGCAAGGCTAATTTCAACGTCTTGACCGATCCCGCCAGCACACCCGATCCCCTAGGCGGCATCTTGACCGTTGGTTACGGCTGGAACGGGTCCGGCGTTGTGCTGGATCTGCTGCGGGTTACTGCGGACGTGATCGAAACCGTAGAAGCACTGGAGTCTTACCCGCTGCTCTCTGAAGACGAACACTCCACGCTGGAGCTGGAGGAGATTGATCGGGCTTGGCAGGATTGCTACGCGTCAGAGTGGCGCGATGCAATCCGGGATCAGCTGGCTGCCTACTGTCCGCTTGAGGTGTTGGAGCGTAACGCTTACGGCCCGAGCACCGCTAAGTTTTGGGCTGATGATCAGCTCGACTCACTGCTTGAAGACAAGCTGGAACGGGAACTGCAGGAACTGTTCCAGGTGTGCCTGGAGTGGAGCGGCGAATGTTGGGTAGTGGAGGACCTCAGCTGCGGTGCCTACATCAGGCTTGAGAAGGTTGCCGCTGGAGTGGATCGCTCTGATCTGGTGGCGCTAACTGGCTTGGCACTGCTGCCAGCAGATCAGGAGTGGCGCCGGGAGTCCTACCCGTGGCCGGATGGTTCCCGTGAAGCACTGGCGCCTGCCTTGGCTTGACGCCGGGCCGGATCCGGTTCTACACTCCTACACGAGACCCAACCCACAGGCTCACACCATGAACATCATCCCCGCAACCCGTAACGGCTGGAACTTCCCGGCCGATAGCGAGCTTTCAATTCTTGACGTCAAAGAACTAGACGCGACGACCGGTTACTGCTGGACAGTGGAGACCCGCTACGTAGGACCTACCAGCAGCAAGGGTGCCCGCGTACTGGTGTCGTTTGTAGGCAGCCGCAAGGGCAGCAAGGCTTATAGCTGGCGCCATGCTCTGAGCGCGGGCCAAAACCACGTGGCGGCCGCTGTCGCATGGATGCAGCAGCTCAGCAGTTTGAACGGTGCTCCGTCGTACACCCTGGTCAGCAAGGCCAGCACCGCTAAGGGCTACGTGTTCACGTTCTGCTGAGCTGGCACCCCTACCGATCAGCGGCCCGGCCTTAGTGTCGGGCTTTTTATTGTGCCGCAGTGGTGGCGCTAGTATTGAAGCAAATGGCCAAGGAATCTAACAATGTCCGACAATCCGGAAGCTATCAACGAAGCGCCGGAAGTATCGGCGGAAGGTGAAAAGAAATACTTACGACCGTTCGGTAAGCGTAACCCGAATGCGGTTATAGAAGAGCGCCGGAAGCGGCTTTATAAGCGGCAGTTGACTGGCTTACCCGTTCGCCAGCTGGTACTAGATCATGCTGATCGTGAAGGCATCGGCGAAGTTACAGCCTGGAGAGATTGGGATGAAGTGAAAAGGTGGAACGAAGAGGATTGGAGTAAGGATCGAGAGAGTATAGTTTCACGTTTACAGGCTATGCGTATGCGCGCAATCGACGCCGCAATCCGGAAGGGCCAGATCGGCAGCGTTCAGCTGCTGATGCGCGA